TGATGGTCGATTTGTAGCCGCACAGGTTATTGATGAAGCCTTTCTTGAGCGCTTTGTGGCCAGCATTGATCAGCCCTTCCCAACCTCTCCGATCGAAACTAAAATTGTTGAAAAGCACATGAACAGCTATGACGTTGACGACTCTGAGTTTGTTACCAAGCTTGTTGCATGGAGTAAGATCATTCGAAAGACGTTTGATGATGACGGTGTTGACGAAGTGGTTTCTACTCGACGACTTTGCCACATTGCCAAAGCGTATTCAATCTTTGCGAATCGCCTTACGGCAATCAAGATGTGCATCTCCCGTTTTGAAACGGAAACCCGAGAAGCCTTTCTCGATCTTTACACTAAGATTGATACAGGTGAGATTGATCCTGATGCTGAGGAAACAGCAACTGCTGATAATACTCCTGCTGAAGGTCCAGTCCCGTTCTAATTTGGTCCCGACCTGAGCCAACCTATAATAAATTATGTCGCCTACAATAAACAACATAAATAACGCCGGGAGACCTTTGATGCCTACCTCTGAATTTCATAATGATGATTGTGTTCTCTTCTCAAACAACTATGATGGAGAACTGTTTGATTCTATCGTAACTGATCCTCCATATGGTATTGAGTACCTAGGCAATGGGTGGGATTCGTATCAAAACTGTGTTGCTTTTAAGGTAGAGACCTGGCAATCGATTGCTAAGACTCTGAAACCTGGAGGGCATCTTTTGATCTTTGGTGCTTCTAAGACTTTCCATAGACTCGTGTGCGCTGTGGAAGACTCTGGTCTTAAGATTAAAGATGTTTTGATGTGGTTGTATGGGCAGGGTATGCCGAAGAGTCAGAACATTGGTAAGAAAGATCCTGCTTGGAAAGGATGGGGAACTGGTCTCAAACCATGTTATGAACCTATTCTTCTTGCTCAGAAACCAATTGAAGAGAAGACTATTGTAAAGAATTGTCAAACTCATGGTGTTGGTGGTATTAACATTGAAGATACTCGTTTAGAGTCTGGACGTTGGCCAGGTAATGTTCTGCACGATGGAAGTGAAGAAGTGGAAGAACATTTTGCTAAGTTTGGAGACCGTGGTAACGGATGGTCTAGGAACTATGGAGTCGAAGACTATCAAGGTAAGCAGTATGATGGTGGAGTTTTTGGTGGGGGTGGATACATTGGTGAAACCACTTACTGTGATTCTGGTACTGCTAGTAGGTTCTTCTACTCTACCAAAAGTTCTGTGAAAGAAAGAACTCACAATAAAACTATCAAAAATGATCACCCTACTGTGAAGAATCTTGAGTTAATGAAGTACCTTATCAAACTCATTACACCAAAGGGTGGTACTGTCTATGATCCATTTGCTGGCAGTGGTACTACTCTTATTGCAGCAAAAGAACTGGGATTCAACTCAGTTGGTGTTGAATACTCAGAAGAATACTGTCAGATTATTAAAGACAGAATTGCTGCTACAACTGAGGAAACAGCAACTGCTGATAATACTCCTGCTGAAGGTCCAGTCCCTTTCTAATTTAACAACTTGGCTTCGGTCTGAGCCAATCTATAACAAATCAGGCCGCCTACAATAAACAACATATAATCAATATGACAAAAAGACAAATCAACCGATTAACTAAACTCGTTCTCGTGAAGACGCAAAAGGAAGCGGTAATGACCGCCCTCGAAGCCGGATACGAACCTTCCCCGATCGACCTTTATAACGCAGGGATCTCAGATCCGTATCGTGTGGTGAATACCCTTCGCTACGAGCAAGGTGCTCCGATTTATCTTAATAGCCGATACGACTCTAATGGCGAGCGTGTTAGCCGCTATCGTTTGGGTACACCTAAGCAGCATTCCTAATGCTCCTTAGAAGGGTGGCTGGGTATTGTGGTGGTGCCCAGCCACCATTTTTTTATTTACAAATAAACCAAAATAGTATATAATATAGAATATGACAACACTATCAACTGAAACACTCGAAGTACTTAAGAACTTCGCAAGTATTAATCCAAACCTTGTTGTGAAGGCCGATGAGCCTCTCTCAACTATCGCAGAAGCCAAGAATGTTTTTGCCAAAGCAACAATCCCTGAACCTTTTAAGAGCGACTTTGGCATCTACGATCTAAACGAATTCATTAACGTTGTGAATCTTGTTGGCGACCCCACTCTTGAGTTTAACGATGACAGTGTCGTGCTAAAGAATGGCCGAAGTAAAGCTTCTTATCGTTTTGCTGATCCCGAGATTCTTACAGCTCCAACCAGTCAGATCAAGATGCCTGATGCTGAAGTATCTGTTACCGTAACTGAAGATCAGCTTACACAGGTCCGCAAAGCCGCAGCTGTTCTTGGTCATTCTGTTGTTTCTGTAGTTGGTAAAGAAGGTGTTATCAATCTTAGCGTTACTGACAGTAAAAACTCTTCCGCCAATACTTTTGATATGGTGGTTGATGAAGACAACGATTGTAAGTCTGAGTTTGACTTTCAGTTTCTTATCTCTAACATCCGTGTAGTTTCCGGCGATTATAATGTCGATATTAGCTCCAAGTTTATCTCCCGTTGGGAAAACACTGTTGCTCCTATTGAGTACTATATCGCTCTTGAGAAGTCTTCCACATTTACAGCCTGATATATAAAATATGACTGAAGAACAAATCAATTCAACCGTGCCCGTGATTCTTACGGACGTTGCAACCATGGCCCAGCTTATCGACATTTGCTCAAAGCGGGGTGCGTTTAAGGCCGAAGAACTGAGTGTGGTTGGCGATCTTTTTACTCGACTAGTTGCGCATCTTCCTACTCCTCCAGATGAAGAAGGCGAGGGCGAAGAAGGCGAGGGCGAAGAAGGCAAAGCAACCGAAGCAGAACTCGAGCAACTTGAGTTTAACTTTGCTGAATAAAACCTAGTATAATTATAACTTAAATCCATTATGAAAAAAACATTCATACTTTCTCTTCTCTCCGCATCCGCACTTCTTGGAGTCTCCTGCACACCCGGTGAACGCGGTGCTGTGTCTGGTGGTGCCGTTGGTGCGGGTATTGGCTATCTCGTTGGTGATGAGACTGGCGCTCTTATTGGTGGTGCCGTAGGTGCGGTGGCCGGATCGGAAATGTCCAAGAACCGAGCTCATCGCAACCGCCAACCTTATTATAATCGCGATCGGCAACCATATTATAATTACAATCGCCAAACTTATTATCCTTATAATTACGACCGTGAAAATTTCCAACGTCCGTCTTATTATTATAACTACTAATTATGAAAGAACAGCCAACGCAATCCCGCGCTTACGTCTGTAAGGTACCAAATCGAAAGGCTAGAACTTCTGCTTCTAGTGAATACTTTCAGGTGTTTATCGAGGACAATGATCCTTTGCTATTCACCTCAACCGAACTGGCTAATGCTGCTAAGAGAGCAGCGAAAAATCCTGAAGATATTGTTCCAATTACATTTGTTGACATTTGTGATAAAGAGTGCGAGCAACTTCCCAAGCCTGGAATTCTTAAAAGGCTTTTAGGAGTTTTCAGATCCTAGATCCTAAGAGGGCTTGTAGCTCAGTGGTCAGAGCAGGGGACTCATAATCCCTTGGTCGTAGGTTCAAATCCTACCGGGCCCACTTACTAATTATGTCACACGAAACCTTTTTTGGAATATACGGAGGTGTCATAATACTACTATGCACCTTTGAACTGGTTCATCTTATGACAGATTAACCTTTACATAAACCCCTAATTTTATTATAATAATATCATGAGTAAAAGTGAATTCTTGTGGGTCGAGAAATACAGACCCCAAACTATTGACGAATGTGTTCTTACTAAAGACCTTAAAGACACATTCAACGGAATCGTTAAAAGCGGAGAGTTGCATAACATGCTTCTTTCTGGAACCGCTGGGACGGGTAAGACAACCGTTGCCAAAGCGCTGTGTAACGAGCTTGGATTAGATTGGATGCTAATCAACGGCTCAGAGGAAAGTGGGATTGACGTTCTTCGCAACAAGATCAAACAATTCGCAAGTACCGTTAGTCTTACCGGAGGTATTAAGGTTATCATTCTTGATGAGGCCGATTACCTCAACGCCCAAAGTACCCAACCCGCACTTCGTGGATTTATCGAGGAGTTTAGTAATAACTGCCGATTCATTCTTACGTGCAACTTTAAGAACCGACTTATCGAGCCTCTTCATAGCCGATGCGCGGTAGTTGAGTTTAACACAAACAAGAAACAACTTGCTGGTCTTGCAAGCCAATTCATGGGCCGCCTTAAAAGTATCCTTGACAAGGAAGGCGTCACTTATAATGAAAAGGTTATTGCCGAACTTATTATTCGTCACGCACCTGATTGGCGGAGAGTAATTGGTGAGTGTCAACGTTACGGCAGCAGCGGTGAAATCCCCGCAGCCATTCTTATTGGTAACAGCGATGAATCTGTTGCTGAAGTGATTACCCATCTCAAGTCAAAAGACTTTAAGTCAATGCGAGCTTGGGTTGCTAACAACGCAGCACTAGATACGTCGGCCATCTTTCGAAAGATCTATGATGTCTTAAGCGACCATGCCACCGCAAGTGGGATTCCTTCCGCAGTTCTTATTCTTGCTGACTATCAATATAAAGCAGCTTTTGTAGCTGACAAAGAGCTGAACATGGTCGCGTGCATGACGGAGCTGATGGCTAACGTAACTTGGAAGAAGTAAGATGGCTAAAAAAGAAAAAAAGCTCTCCTTCTTCGACATTGTTTCAAACATTAACAGTGGTCCAAAGTCAAAGGATATTCTCGAGGATGCCACCGCATACAGTGAAGAAGCTGTGTCGGTTGATTCACCTGAAAAGGCGTATGTTCCGTTTATGGTTAATCGCTCGTTGTCTTATTTCCAAGACACGATTCTTTTTGCTAATGAGATGAATCGGTACGCAGCTCTTCCTGCAAGAATGCAATATGACTTTTTACGAAATACAATCAGGCCTCGTCGAAGATTTAGCAAATGGTTTAAGGCGGTACCTGATGATAAGGACGTTGAGGTTATTAAAGAACATTATGGATACAGCTCTGAAAAGGCGCGGGAAGTCCTTCCGCTATTCACAGAATCCGCATTAGCCGAGCTTCATAAACTTAGAGATAAAGGCGGGAAGAAATAGATTAATAAATAAGATTATGAATAATGATTCACAGAATGATTACATTGATTGGCGACCCGAGGATATGCTCGAGGTCTACTTAAACGAACCTGACGATTTCTTAAAGGTGAAAGAAACTCTTTCACGGATTGGAGTTGCTTCAAAACGAGATGGAAACACTCTTTTTCAAAGCTGCCACATTCTTCATAAACAAGGTAGGTACTTTATCCTCCACTTCAAAGAGCTTTTTATGCTAGATGGCAAAGGCGCAGACTTTACACTTGATGACCTGCGACGAAGGAATACAATTTCAATTCTTCTTTCTGACTGGGGTTTGATTCGCCTTGCCAAGCGCGATCAGATAACCGAAACCACAGATCTAAAAAAGATTAAGATCATCTCTTTTGCTGATAAGCCCAATTGGAACTTAAAGGAAAAATATTCAATTGGTAATGTTAAGAAACAGTATAAATAACATTTTGTATAAATAACAATACACATGAAAATTAATCCTTTAAATATTGCAGCAACCGCTTCTCTTACAGCCGGAGCTTCCACGATTGATCGTTCACAGCAGGTACTTGTTCAGAACACTTCCTCCTCCGGCCGTTACATTCATGTTGAAGAAGGTAGTACAGGAACGCGCATTGCATCATTTTACTTGCAGCCAAATCAAAGTGTTTTGGTTCGTAAAGATAATGATGATGAAATCTTTGCTTCCACCGCCTCCGGTGGAACAGGTGCCGCCACTGACGTCCTCTTTACAAAGACCGGCTTTTACGCTTAATACAAATGAAGATTCATCCGCTTGGATTAGCCACCTATGCTGAAGGGCAAGGGAGTGCTACAACGCTTGAAGAAGCTCAGCAGGTATTTGTTCAAAATACCCAGTCCCAAGTTCGGTATATCCATCTACAACCTTCTGGTTCTTCAGGATATGATGTATCGGAGGATAATGTAATTGCTATACAGGGTAATAAAAGTATCTTTGTTCGCAAGGACCATGATGAAGAGATATATGCAACTGAAGATCTTGACGGAGACAACGGTGCAAACGACATACTCTTTACAAAGACTGCCTTTTACGGTTAAATGCACAACACAATTTTGATTGGCCAAGAAGGTCAGTCAATAGGAATGCCTTCGGGGTTCCGACTAACATAAACTCGCTTAATACAAGGAGAAAACAAATGACAGCATATAGTATCCCACGTTCGTGGACAGTAGGGTTCGATCAATTCTTTGATCGAATTGAATCATCGCAAAACAATCAAACCTATCCACCTCATAATGTTATTAAACATTCGGATAACGCATTTGAAATTGCGATTGCAGTAGCAGGCTTTAAAGAAGAAGACCTTAAGGTTACTCTTGATAAAAGTCAGCTTAAAATTGAAGGTAACGATTCCGCATCTAGCGATGTTGAGTATTTGCATAAAGGTATTGGAACTCGAAAGTTCGAGAAATCCTTTGACCTTGCCGAGCACGTTCAAGTTAAAGGTGTAACGCTTGCAAACGGAGTTCTTTCAATTACACTTGAAAGGGAAATACCCGAGGAACTTCAACCAAAGGTGTTTGATATTAACGGTAAATCGGAAAAAGAATTTCTTTCTGAATAGAATAACCACTGGATCACCGGCTACCTTTTCGGGTAGCTGGTATCCAATTAAAATAAATGAACAACAAAAATAAATTATTCACCTCATTGGTCGCTGCTTTGACGGCGGCTCCAGTTTTGATGCTGGGACAGGAAGAGTCTCCGGTCATTCCCGTTGGGACGCTAAGCGCTTATCCGACCCAAGTTCAGACTGGGACTCATCCTACTTTAACCTGGAGCGTTACTGTTCCCGAGGCTGTTTCGGATATTGTGTCCATCGAAAATACAGGGACGGTTCGCGCTGATCGTTGCGTCTTTGCCGATGTCAGGGTACTTGGCGCATCCGTAAAAAGAATTTGGAAAAATTGGCGTGATAAAGTTGTTCACTGGGAATGGGTACCTACGCAAGGAAGGGTGAGTCAAAATGGATACCCCTCAAAAAGCTTTTTCTTTGATACGAATGATCGTATTAATCCAAACAAGATTGTTTGGTCGACAAAGTTGGCTAGCGGGGACACACTTGATTTCAGCGGTCGCTACGTTCGCGCCAACGGGTCTTGGAGCTCCTCGTTCGATTCCCGTTCAGTTTCCCAAAACGTCAGGGCTCTACGGAATGGCGATGTCCCCCCGACGACGACACCTCTGTATCAGCAGCCCTCCATCGAGTCCTTCCTCCTGCCATTTCTCGATTCGGAAGGTAAGATAAAGATCGGCTCGAGAGATGTGATTTACCTGGTCGAGCTGACCCATACTGATGCGAATAGCAGTGGGTTTGATCTTCAGGATCTGGTATTTCTGGTCAGTTTCTATGAAGAGGTTGAGACCGACGTTGGTTCGGTTGACTGCGAGGGGAATCTCACCGAGGCGGAAGAAACGGCTTTAAAGCAAAACAACGGACATGGTAATAATTACGACGGAGTCGACTCGAGCAACCCTGGCAAAAGTCCAAAGAAGCTAAACGATTCGGATCCGAATATTGATGATGAGACTAGAAAGCGTGGTCGCCGTCGCCGTTAGCTTGGATTATCTACTAAGATAATATCAAAGGTTGCTCCACCGCCGCAGGTGTTGCCAGCATCAGCTCTTACTTCAATATCTGTTTTCTCCGTGAAACGAAGAGGAACCGGATACTGATGATCAAAGGGAGTTCCAAAGGTACCAAATTGACCTTTGATGTTTAATGCTCCATCATCGTATGTTTGAACCATTAGTTGAAAAATAGCGTCGACGTTTTTGTCTACAGACATTGTAAGGTTTAGAAGATAAGCCGTTTTCCCAGCTGGCACAGTGTAAATGGCCATAAGTGTTTGACCCTTACCTTCAAGAATCTTTGCTCTTAGTGCAGCGGCAATATCAATATCAATATTTCCCACATTTGTGGATTCACCGCTTGCTGGACTTTTAACCTTTGCTCTAAAGACTCGAATCAAATCAGTAGTACCCGTTCCAGTTGCTCCGCTAATTGTGATATCCTGTGTAACTACATTATAAGATGAATCCAAACCCTGAACTTCAATAACTGCCCCGTCGTCCCCATTTGTAGACGCATCACTTTCTACAGTAACGGCTCCTGCCGAAGTGGAATATGTATAGATGTTTTGCCCGTCCCATACAGTAGAAAGGGCTGAAATATCATCGCTGTATCCAAACTTATTGATGTGGGAATATCCTGTTACATCTCCCGAAGCAATAGGGATGTTTGACGCGGCACCACTTGTGTTTAGTATGTTCCCGTCTTTATCAGCAAGCACCATCGCTTCAAATTGCGTGGTGTTATTGCTGTTGTAAGCCTGATCATCTTTATGCCAAATCGCCATATCTCTATTTATATTATTTTTGTATTTACAATCAGCTTAAAATATGGTATAATTACATTATGCTAAAAACCGACCACATTAAAAATGGGTTTTACACCTGTGTTGACCGCTATGGCAATTCACTTCTTTATCGCGGTTACGACGACCAAGGGAATAAAGTCCGTGAAAAGATTCGTTACCGTCCTCAGCTTTTTCTTCAGTCAAAATCCGATGACACTGAATGGAAAGCGCTTGACGGTACACCGGTTGAGCCTATGCGCTTTGAATCAATGGCCGAGGTACGACAGTTTGAAAAGACTTATGACGGAGTACCTGACTTCAACCTTTATGGCAATACCCGTCACATTCCTGCTTTTATTCAAAGTCAGTTTCCAGGTGAAATTGATTATTCTCGCGCCAACATTGATGTCGCCTCTCTTGACATTGAGACGAGTTACGGTGACGGGTTTCCCGATGTTGATAATCCCACAAACGAAATCCTTACACTTGCGTACAAATCAAGTAAAGAAGATCGGTATCGTGTATGGGGCTTAAAGCCTTATGATGTGGCTGCATCTAAACTGACTCACCTTAAAATCGAGTATCGTCAGTTTGAATCTGAGGCTGAAATGCTTCACGACTTTATTGATCATTGGTCTCAGCCTGATTACACACCTGATGTTATCACGGGATGGAATACAAGGTTCTTTGATATTCCTTATCTTATTGCTCGCTCCGCGATTCTTCTTGGAGAAAACACCGCCAAAGGTCTTTCACCTTGGGGTAAGATTAATCGTCGTGAGATTACCATCATGGGTAAGACACAAGTTACTTTTGATATAAGCGGGGTTCAGTCATTGGACTACATGGAGCTCTTTAAGAAGTTTGCTTATACCTATGGTAACCAAGAGTCTTATTCGCTTAATCATATTGCGAGTGTGGTTCTTGGCGAGAAGAAACTTGACTATTCAGAGATTGGTACTCTCCGCGATCTTTATGATGCAGACTATCAGATGTTTGTTGACTATAACATCAAGGATGTTGAGCTGGTTGATCGTATGGAAGAAAAGCTCGGCCTTATTACGCTTGTCCTAACAATGGCTTATCTTGGCGGCGTGAATTATACAGATACCCTTGGCACTACAGCAATATGGGACAGCATTATCTTCCGCCGCCTGGCTAATAAAAAGATTGCCGTGTTACCAAGCAAAGACAACTATTCCGAAAGTTACCCAGGAGGGTATGTAAAGGAACCTCACGTTGGTATGCATGACTGGGTTATGTCATTTGACCTTAACTCTCTGTATCCTAATCTTATTGTTCAATATAACATGTCGCCCGAAACGCTGCTCCCAATGAAAGATCCTATTGGTGCACGTGCTTCAAACGGTGCTGTGTTTAGTAAAGCTAAGAAGGGAATTATTCCAGAGATTGTTGAAGAGCTTTATGCCAAGCGTGTTGAAATCAAAGATGATATGATTCTTGCCAAGCAAAGATTGGAAAAGGTTTCAAAATCCGATAAGCAAGGAATGAAGGTTGCCGAAGGTGACGTGGCCAGACTTGATACTTCTCAGATGGCGGTTAAGATTCTTCTTAACTCTTTGTACGGAGCGTGTGGTAACAAATATTTTCGTTACTTTGATCTTCGTATTGCTTCAGGAATTACTCTAACAGGCCAAGCTGTGATTAAGTATGCTGAAGAAAAGTTAAATGATTTTCTTGACGACTTTCTCAAAGAAAAGAAGGATCGTGTTATTGCGATTGATACTGACTCGTTATACGTGTCAGCAAAGGACGTAATTGATAAGTTTAAACCAAAGGATCCCGTTGCATTCCTTGATGAGTTTGGTTCCAAAGCTATTGAGCCGATGTTCGTAAAAGCTTTTGATGAGTTTGCCGAATCAAGTAACGCTTATACCAACCGTATGGTTATGGCAAGAGAAGCTATTGCCGATCGTGGAATCTGGACTGCTAAGAAACGATACATCCTCAATGTTCATAACAATGAAGGTGTTCAGTATGCAGAACCAAAGATCAAGATCATGGGTATTGAGGCTATCAAGAGTTCAACTCCGCAAGTCTGTCGAGAAGCTATGAACGCAATGTTCAAGATTATCATGACTGGTGATGAAGGTAAAACACAAGAAGCAATTCAACTTTTCAAATCTCACTTCTGCGATCTTCCAGCGGATAAGGTTGCCTTTCCCCGTGGTGTTAACGCTCTTCGTAAGTGGGCAAACACAAATACTATATTTGAAAAAGGTACACCTATTCACGTAAGAGGTTCGCTGCTGTATAACAAAGCAATTAAGGACCGTGGACTCGATAAGCAGTTTCCTCTTATTCAAAGCGGTGATAAGATTAAGTTTGTATATCTTAAAAAGCCTAATCCTATTCAGCAGAATATCATCTCCTTTCCCGATCATCTTCCGACCGAACTTGAACTTGATCGTTACATTGACTATGAATTACAGTTCAGCAAAACTTTTGTTGATCCGATCAAGATGATTCTTGACGCAATTGGTTGGCACGTAGAACCTGTGGCCGACCTTGAACAATTTTTTGGATAACTATAATATAACAACTATGAGTAAAGACTGGGTAAAAGATATAAATGATATGCACCGCAAGTTCGGTGTTCACGAAGCCGTTAAGGATTTTGATAAAAAGAAGCTGAAGGAGTTCCTTGAGTTTAGACTAAGGTTTCTTGACGAAGAACTTAACGAAACAAAGTCAGCGGCGGTTTACGAGGTTGATGCAGAAGAAGTCGTGGATGGGCTGATTGACCTATGCGTCGTCGCGATTGGAACTCTTGATGCTTTTGGCGTTGATGCTTATAAAGCGTGGGACGAAGTTCATAAGGCAAATATGGCAAAGGAAGTTGGCATTAAAGAAGAACGGCCGAATCCCCTCGGACTTCCAGATTTGATTAAGCCCGAAGGATGGGAGAACCCAAGTCACGAAGGTAATCACGGTACGCTTACAGGCGTATAAGAATGGAATACTCTCTTACAATATTCAACTCAATCTTTGATAATTCTACACATCGTAGAATGACGTTCAAGACGTGGGATGAATTTGAGTCTCTCCTAGAGGGGTTGAGTCAACAGCCTGGGTACAAGCCAAAGAAAGGTGAGCGCGGAAAAAGCTCTCCTCTTATCAGCCCGGCCGTTTATAAGCCTGGTGAAAAGCGAAGGAATGTAAACGTCCTCGGCTGGGGTTCATGGGCTGCACTGGATATTGATGATTATGAATGCACCTTTGAAGAAGCGCTGCAAAGCTTTAAAGGTATTCGTCATATTTGTTATTCCTCGGCAAGCAGCACAAAGGAGAACCCAAAGTTTCGCATTGTTATTCCTTGTGACGCATATATTCCTGCTGATAAGATAAAGCACTTTTGGTTTGCTCTTAACAAGGAATATAACGAGCTAGGCGATCCTCAGACAAAGGATCTTTCTCGTATGTATTACGTTCCTGCTCAGTATCCCAATTCATATCAGTTCATTCGCTTTCATCGTGACGCGCAGTTTCTTAATTGCGACGAGCTACTCAAAAAGCATCCTTTTGCAGAACCAAACTCTTCTTCATTTAAGGATAAGTTAAGCGCTGAGATGCAAGAGAAGCTACTAGCGTATAAGAAAGAACGGCTGAATAATACAAGCTACCAGTGGTCTTCTTATCGGGATTGCCCATTCGTTAATCAAAAACATGTAAGCGAATATCGGTGTATTTCAGAGACTGGGTGGTATGCTAAGATGTATTCTATAATGAGTTCTATTGCTGCCAATGCAATTAAGAAAGGATATCCAATCACACCTGCCGAGATTGAATCGTTGGCAAAGGAGATTGATAACGAAACTGGAGAGTGGTATAAGAACCGTCCCTTCAAAAAAGAAGCCGCTCGCGCAATCGAGTGGGCTTTGCAAAATTCTTAAATTTAATAAATAAAAACTATGAGACTACTTAAAAGAATCTTTGGATGGAACAGCGGCCAAGCCGATCTTATATGGGGTGATGAAAAACAAATCGCTCCTCAATTTACAGACAAGTCTTCAGAAGAAGACGATCTTCTTGAAGAGGTTGAAGCTGCGGAGGAAGAAACCGTTGAAGAAGTTATTGAGCCAGTAAAGACTGAAGTAAAACTTGGCGGTAAAACATATATTGTTGAAGAACTCACCGCACGGGATATTAAAAAGCTTCAAGGGGACTGGGGTAAAGGAAAGCTCAAGAAGGTTGGGATTATCAAGTAAACTTAATGACAGGCATTTTGAAATGGACGGCCACGGCCTTCCTTATTCTTGGTTTTGGCCTATTCAGTGCTGGCGTTGCAGTTGGATGGTATCTTCAAATTCTTGGAGGTCTGATCTGGCTAACCGCCGGCATTAGAATGAAAGACAAACCAATTATCATTACCAACGGAGCAATGACCGCTGTTGGTATCATAGGGAAGTTTTTACTTTGATGCTTAAAGATACGTGGGATGTTATTGTAATTGGCGGAGGCCCTGCAGGAAGTACAACTGCAGCACTGCTTGCCGAGCAAGGCCATAGTGTTCTTATACTGGAAAAGGAAAAGTTTCCAAGGTATCACGTTGGCGAAAGCCTTATGCCTTTTTGTTGGTATACACTGAATCGACTGGGCTTGGTTTCCCGTATGGATGAAATCGGTTTTCAGAAAAAACACAGCGTTCAATTTGCTTCCGAAGAAGGAAAGGTGAGTAGTCCGTTTTATTTCTCTGATCATAAGGATCATCCTTCCTCTATCACCTGGCAAGTTGAACGTGCAGCGTTTGACCAAATGCTGATTGAAAAGGCGGTAAGTAATGGTGCTACATTTCGTGATGAAAGCAAAGTTCTTTCTACCACTTACGATCAACGCACTGCAAGAATCACGGGTCTTGTCGCTAAACACAAAGGCACTTTACGCGGGTTTCATTGTAAACAAATAGTTGATGCATCTGGCCGCGACTGCTTTTATTCAAGTAAGTCAAAGTGGAGACAGCGTGATCCAGGCTTAAACAAGGTAGCCATTTGGACTTATTACAAAGGCGGGAAAAGAAACTGTGGAATCGACGAAGGTTCAACGACTATAGCCGCGCTACCAAACAAAGGTTGGTTCTGGCACATTCCTCAACAAGGCGACCGAGTTTCGTTAGGCATTGTTGCTGAGCGAGATTATCTTTTTTCTGACACACAAGATCCAAAGGAGATACTCGAACGCGAGATTGAAAACAACTTGTGGATAAAGGATTCCCTCTCCACGGCCGAGCAAGTTGGTCAAACATGGGTCACTGGCGACTATAGCTATCGTGCTACCCATTGCGCAACACCTGGTATGGTTTTAGTAGGTGATGCCTTTGCCTTTCTTGATCCCGTCTTTTCATCGGGTGTTTTCCTTGCTCTTAAATCAGCCGAACTTGCCGCCGACGCAATTCACACTCATCTCACCACGCCAAAGTCGGAAAAGGATTGCTTCGCCGAGTACGGAAAATCGTTATGTGATGCTATTGAACGAATGAGAAAAATCGTTTATGCCTTTTATCATCCCACCTTTAACTTTGCTGATCTGATAAAGGAAACCCCCGAGTTGAAAGGTACCCTAACAGATTTGCTGATTGGCGATGTTTTTGAAGACAAGTTTTCAGAACTATTTTCGGCCATGAATTCGCTATCTCCCCTTCCGGAGAATCTTTCTTACGGCCATAGCGTAAAATAGCCAAATCTCGCTGGTTTGTATCAAATTGGGCAAGTTTTGTATCAAATTTGGAAAAAATGCACTTTTTTAGCATTTTTCTATTTACATTTATCCCAAACTGTGTTAGAATATATCTGTAACGGTACTACTAATCCCAAACAACCCTACTATATTATGACTAATCAACAACTCGCCGCCCGCACAGCCAATATTCAACTTGAAAAGGCCAAGGCCAGGGGAATGGTTCATGCGACCCGCGTAGCCTATATTCAACGTGAAAAGGCCAAGGCCATGGAGGATCCAAACCTTCATGAGACAATCAAGGACACGATCGTCAACACGATCGCCGAGAATTCTAAATGGGATACCCATCAGCATTACAGAGAAATCCTTGACGATATCATTTACGACCTTCAGCAATATGCTGAGACCCTGCCAACAGCAGACGAGCTACTCGCAGCCAACAAGCTCTAATCCAATTTAATCCAACCCCTAATTTTTCACTTTAACTTTTTTATATTATGATCCCACACAAAACAAAATACGTCGTTTATCGCATTGACACAGGTTACGCTCTTTACAAAAATCCGACCGGTTACGATCTCGCCTTTTACGAGACCAAAGGACCAGCAACCCGTTTGGCTAACCGTCTCAACGAGCTTTCCGACTTCGCAGCAGTTTGCACAATCGAAGAATACACCCACGGGATCTGCCCCGATTACGAAAACGGTGAGGTCAAAATGGTCGAGCGGACCAACCTCATGACTGGAAAAAAATACATGGAGCCGGCTAACACCCCGCTCTACTGCAGCCCTTCTTCTGAGACCTACTGGTCAATGTAAAACCCCCAACCACTAATTTACTGCATCTATGAAAACCGTAACAGGACAAATTAGCATCACTATCTCTCCTGAAGAGCAAAGGAAAATCGCTTTGGAATACCTCTATAAAGAGCTTGGCTGGAGTGAGGATCACTTTATCGAAGGAGGCATGGTAAAACGCAAGGTGACCAATCACACTACCCACAGTTGGGTCGATGTTAAAACGCTTCGCGAAGCCGATCAAATGGACACATCAATTGACTTTATACTTAAGAGTCTTGCACTCGAATATTATCATGAAAGATAAAACAATCATTGAACCAGGGGAACACGTCCTTATTGCCGGAGGCATCTGGGCTAAAGTAGAAGAGGTTATCGAGGACAGCACCGGTGAAACCTTTCTTGTTTGTGTTGACCGCCATGGCGAAGAACACCGTGTTGATCCCGAAAGCGTGCTCCGCCCAAAGGACCTTTAATTAGAAATTGTAATATGAAAAACACAGAAGAAAACGAAGAATTCGAACGCGGTTCAGAAGTTCTTATTGACGGAAAAATCTGGGCCATTGTTGAAGAGCGTGATCCCGACACAGGTGATTACTTTTGCATTGACCGCATTGGCGGCGAGCACGATGTTACCGCCGATCGACTGGACTTCATAACACCTGACCCTATTAATTAACCCGTGATCTTTATCTATAAAGTTTTTTACGACGGACAACCAATGGGTCAGGTGCGTGCCTATTCAAAGCAAAGCGCAATTAATCAGGCCTACGCAAAGACAGGTGGGGCCAGTGCCTTTAGCGGTAAAGCCCTCAGACTTTATACAGCAACTAGAGTTTACTAATTATGATCAACCGCGGTTGGCTTTTACACGAGGTTTGTGTTGAATAATTGTATTTACATTTTACCAAATTTTTGATATAATATATCCATGCAAACAATAAAAGACATACGTTCTTACTTCATTTCTGCACTTGAGAATGAAGAATACGTAGAAGATAAAACCGGTGTTAAAACACTTGACCTTGTTGGTGCGAGCTTTCTTGCTGATGCTCCGGCAATCTTTGGTACACCTAATGAAGAATACATCTCTCGTGAAATCGCTTGGTATGAAAGCCAAAGCTTGAACGTTGAAGATATACCCGGTGAAACACCTGCTATTTGGAAAAGCATTTCCTCTGATAGCGGGCAGATTAACTCCAATTATGGATACCTTATCAACAGTGATGAAAACTTTAATCAATACCAAAAGGTTTTAACTCAGCTTCTTGCAGATCGCCAAACTCGCAGGGCAGTGATGATTTATCAACGCCCTACAATGCATACTGACTTTTCCGCGAATGGCATGTCTGACTTTATCTGCACAAACGCAGTTCAGTATCTCATCCGAGGAAACCAAGTGAATGCAGTTGTTCAAATGCGAAGCAATGATGTTATCTTTGGCTATCGCAATGACTATGCTTGGCAACTGCATGTTCTTCAAAATCTTGTTGCTGATATTAACCGTCTTGGTGAAGCCGATTATAAAGTCGGTGATATTACGTGGCAAGTTGGCTCACTTCACGTGTACGAACGCCACTTCAAGTTTGTCAAATAAGTATTTACATTCACCCAAATATAGTGTATAATAGTAACATGAATAACGATAAAGAAAGCCTTCGTGTTTTAAAAGAATGCGCAGAACTGCAACTTAAAAAGTCAAACGACTATCAGAACCCTCAGTCAAGAATTCGTCAATCCGATTACTATCCAAGTGGAGTAAAAACGATTCTTGAAATCATTTATGCCAAAGTGCTTCGCGCTCAAAGCGTTATTGAAGCAATGGAACTTGATCCTTCCTACGAGCCAAACTTCGAGTCGGTTGAAGATTCATTCAAAGACATGATTAACTATGCAAGCTTTGCTGTCTCCTTTATCCGAGGCGGTGTTGACGGTCAGGATCCAAACCGCGACTTTTTAAATCGCGTCAAGCCTTTAGATACAGAAGACTAAGTTTATGTTTACTGACTGGGACGGGCGTTATATCTCTTTGGCTAAAGAAATCTCTTCTTGGTCAAAAGACCCTTCAACTCAATGCGGGGCGGTCATTGTTGGCGACTCTGGCCAAGTTCTTTCCCAAGGATACAATGGATTTCCTCGAGGAATGAGCGACTTGGATGAGCTTTATGCTCACCGAGAAACCAAATACAAAAGGATTTCCCATGCGGAAATGAATGGGATTTACAACGCATCCCGCACGGGTGTTTCACTTTATGGTTCAACCATTTATGTTTATGGATTACCCGTTTGCCACGAATGCGCAAAGGCGATCATTCAGGTTGGAATCAAGAAGGTGGTAATGCGAAAAGAAACAAAAGATAATCGCTGGAATGATTCATGCGACCTTGCTCAAATCTTCTTCCGTGAAGCCGGAATAAAGACCACATATATAGATCAATGAAAATCGGAATTGGAAAAATCGGAAGGTCTGTTTTATTCGACAGCGAAAACTGGGGTGCAGTAGGCGGAGATAATGAAGCTCCTATCTTATACGAAAATCTTATTCGTAATAATCCCCAGCACACTTTTATTATGCTGGGGCAAAGCGATTATTCTCGCCTACCTCTTGCAGATAAAGAACGCATAAACGAACATCGTAACTTTATTGATGCATGGGCTGGACTTTCAGATTGGAAGTCTAATGTTTTTATGTCAAGAGATGGTGTGATTCGGCCTAACGGCAATCAGGCATTTATGGAGGAATTCATTCTTACTAACCCCGACTTAAAAGTAGATGCTGCCATCATGCTTCAGGGATTGGTCGCAACCTCTAATGTTGTAGGGTGGGCTAGACGGCGAAAAGAGCGCGATACACTAGCAACTCCTCTTGACGCTCAAAAGTTGTACGCAGGTCCAACCATTCACTACTTAAATACCTATCGAGATATCCCTTGGATTATGGTCTTAAACGATCCCCGCCTTTACCCTGGGAAGATGAGGGACTTGATGAATCCACCTAAAAAGATTTATTCACAATACGAACGCATCTGCGATCACATTGCTTGTAAGGAATACGATTCAGCAGAAGACTTCACAATACGGATCCCTCAAGAATACAAAGCGATGGAAACGATATTTCTTATTGGTAAGACTCGAGGTGAAGCGATTACAAAAGAAGAATCTTCGCTTGATTCCTTTTTCAGCGATGCCGAACCTGATTCTGAATCTGGCGCGAAGGATATTAACTTTATGGTTGTATGTAACGAAGGCCTTCCGTCTAGGTATCCCGATTTGAAAAAATACATACTTGACCACGTGCAAGATGTTGATATCTATGGCAAGTGGAATCCAGATACAATCGGTGATGATAACAGATTCAAAGGACCTAAGAAATTCAACGAATTACAAAGCATGCTTCCTCGTGTCAAGTATACTTTTTGCATTCCGATTAAAAAGGGATGGGTTACCGCTAAGTTTTGGGAGATGGCTCATTATGGAATTATCCCGTTCCTGCATCCAACTTATGATGAGCAAAAGCACTTAGATGTTCCAGCCTTTCTTCGCGTAAAGGATTCAAAGGAACTTTTTGATAAGATTAAATTCCTTGAGGAAAACCCAGAGGCGTATGATCAGCTGCGGGATGCTATTGATAAAGCTTTGCTAGATGAATACTACGACGGTACATACATGAACAACACACTCCTAAAAGGTGTAGAAGAAATCTTATAATGAAAGAAAAATCAATCGTTTTTGATATGGACGACACTATCTGTTTTCCAGATCATTCCAAAAAGGACAGTTACGAAAAGTACGGGTTAGCTAAACCCAACCTTCCTCTTATTGAAAAGATGCAGCAAATGGCTGATGATGGATGGTACATTACTATCTCTTCCGCACGACGGATGCTAACACACGACGGAGATGTCGAGAAGATCATTGCTGACATTGGCATTATAACTACTTCTTGGCTATCCCGTCATGGTGTTCCTTACAATCAAATTCATTTTGGAAAGCCTTATGCAAGTACATACTATGTTGATGATAAAGCCATGACACTTGATCAATTTGCATCTTGGAATTACAATGAAGAAGATTAATCTTATCATCCCAGCAGCTGGAGAGGCAACTCGCTTAAAGCCGCTTTCAAATAACATGTCCAAAATCATGGTCAGGGTTAACGGTAAACCCTGTCTTGATTATATTATAGAGCAAGCAAAAAGGCTTGCAGACATTCAAGAGATTGTTATTGTTGACGGTAAGTTTGATGATGTTCGTGAATACTGTTCTAAGAAATATCCAGAGATTAAATTTGTAAAACAAAAGACACTTAACGGTCCTAGACCAGCGATTGCCCTTGGCTTTGGGGAGATTGTCGTTCCTCGTCCCACTGTCGTATGGCTTGGAGATGCAATCATCTTAACTGAAAACATGGATCTTGGAACCGACTTCCTGCTATGTAAGGAAGTTGAGAATCACTCTTCTTGGTGTATGTGGGACGGAACCACTTACTTTGACAAGCCAGAGAAAAACATCAAAGGAGGTGTTGCACTGGTAGGATTGTATTCTTTTAAGAACGGGGAATTGGCAAAGCAGGCATTTGATGAATCTTCTGACTATGATATCTCATCTGCGCTGCAGGGATACGAAAGCCTTAACAATGCTTTGGTGTTTGCTGATCAACGAACAACCGAATGGTACGACATTGGTACACTAAGTGTTTATCACGAAACTTGCGCAAAGCTTTTACGGCTTAAAAGTCGCGCATTTAATAACATTGCATTTAACGACGATCTTGGTACCGTTACCAAGACTCCTGACTATACGTCAAAGCATAGTGTAGATACATTACACGCAGAGCGTTCGTGGTATAATTCTATCACGGCCGAACAGAGTATGTTTGTCCCTAGGATTCTCCCGCATAAAACGGATCTAATAATGTCATACGAATCTGGATCCCTGCTTTCAGATCTTATGCTGTATGAAAATCTTTCAGAAGCCAACTGGTCATTTATTATGGACAAGCTGTTTAGGATTAAAGCTAATTACTTTTCGACTCCGATTGAAAAGTGTAATAGGTTTGTAAAAACCCACCATGATGGGTTTGTAGGACTTTCTAAAAACATCTGGGTCGATAAATCAAAAACACGACTTGCGGATGTCCCCCTGACTCCTAAAGAACAGTCTAAACTTATTGATACCGCGTATGATATTTGGAACAGTGTTACACCTGTAGATGTTCATCACGGGGATCTCCACTTTGGTAACATACTTTATAACCACTATACAAATCAGTTTAAGTTTATTGACCCAAGAGGAAACTACGGTGGCTTGATTGGTACCATCGGCGATAACTTTTATGATTGGTGTAAACTCGCGCACGATCTTTATCATGGGTATAGTTCCATTGTTTCCAACACCAGCCAAAACGAAACTGTTAAGAAGGTGTTTGTAGAGAAACTAGAAGAATTTAATTTACCTGTAAAACAAATATTGGATGGAGGTCTACTCCTCCTAGCGACGTGTATTCCTTTACACTACGACGATCCTGAAAGACAGTGGAAAATGACACAGGTTGTTAAAAATGAATTGAATAATTAAATTAGTTAACTATGAAAAACAAAACTACATACGGAACCATTGTTCCATTAATTGGCGGAGAGAACATTGGTGTGATGAATGCCATGGAAGGTCAGCTTCCTGAATGGGTTCTTTCTTATAAACCCTTTACGGCAAATGATGAACACTTTATTGATTACATCCGCGGTAAAGGATACACCGGAGAGTATACCTATCTAGATGAAGAAGGCAATGAAAACTATGTTCCCGAAAAGGTTGACGTTGTTAATACGGTTTGTCCCTGTGCAGGTCTTTCTAGCTTAAACGTAAACAGTGGTGTTGATTATGCAGCAAACGATTGGATGTATCTTACCGCAAATTACGTTCTTGGAAAAGTAAAGCCTCGAGTATTCTGGGGCGAAAACGCGCCTAGGCTATTTACGAAAGCAGGCTCCGCTGTAGCCGATAAGTTGGCTGAAATCGCTAAAGAACATGGTTACAGTCTTAATCTGTATTACACCGAAAGCCGTCTTCACGGCCTATCACAGAAGCGACCTAGAACCTTTTACTTCTTTACAGATTCTAAAACAGCACCAATCTTCCCTTGGTATAGAAAGCCTCAGGAAAGTATTGAAGATATCCTTAAACAAAAGCCAATTAAGGATGACCCAATGAATGTTACCGCGAACCAAAACTCGCCATACGATAATTCATGGCTGCAGTATCAACTTGCAGCTACAGGAACAAAAACCATTGCAGAACTTCAAAAGACTTTCACTAAAACTGAAAATCTCATTGTTCATTCGGACGGAGGATATAATAAAGGTCTTTCTGATGTAGCTGACTGGATGGAGGCTAACGGCCATGATAAGGTTGGAGCCCGCGCCAGGGCAATGCAAGAGAAACTTGATCAGGGAAAAGGTTACTGGGCTCACGGTATTACCATTCCTCGAGGAAACGAAATTCCAGCGCTGATTGGAGCTTTACCCCATTCCCTTTTAAATCCTTATACTGATAATTGGATTACGATTCGAGATTGCTTGCGTATCATGAAGATGCCTGATGATTTTAATTTGGTCGGTGAAAACGTTCGTTCTAAAGTAAATCATATTTGCCAGAACGTACCTGCTTCAACTGCTGAAGATATGATGAAGAATGTTTTACTTTACTTAGAAGGACATACTGAATTTGCTCCTACCCCACGTGTAAGACAGAATAATAAAAAGCAAGATGTTCTGACCGAAGATGGAAACGAAGTATCAAATACTTTGGAGTTGGACGCATTTTTTGATTTACATTCATAAGAATATAGTTTATAATATAATAGAACAAAAATACAATAAAACATATGGCATTACTTGATAAACTGATGAAAACCACCCGTGTTAAGGGTGCGGATATTCTCTCTGATTCAAAGTTCTTTTCTGAAAAGGATTTAACTTCAACCCCGGTGGGAATGGTCAACGTCGCTCTAAGCGGAAGCATTGACGGCGGACTTGCAAGTGGTCTTACCGTTTTGGCCGGACCAAGTAAACACTTCAAGACAAGCTTCGCACTTCTTATGGCTGGTGCTTATCTTAAAAAGCATAAAGATGCCGCTCTGATTTTTTATGATTCTGAGTTTGGTTCTCCTCAGGCTTACTTTGAATCTTTTGATATTGATACAAGTCGGGTTCTTCACTGTCCCGTTACAAACATCGAGGAACTTAAGTTTGATCTTGTTAATCAGCTTAAAGAAATTGAAAGAAAGGATAAGGTTATTGTAATTATTGATTCGGTTGGTAACATCGCTTCAAAGAAAGAAGTTGAAGATGCGATCAACGAAAAGTCTGTGGCTGATATGACAAGAGCAAAGGCTCTTAAAGGTCTGTTTAGAATGGTTACACCATTCCTTACAATCAACGATATCCCACTCCTCGCTATTAACCACACCTACCAAGAGCAAGGCCTTTTCCCTAAGCAAATTGTTAGTGGGGGAACGGGCGTGATGTACAGTGCTGATAACGTTTGGATTATCGGCCGGCGGCAGGATAAGAAAGGAACCGAGGTTATTGGATATGACTTTGTTGTTAACGTTGAGAAGTCCAGATTCGTTAAAGAAAAATCTAAGATCCCTATTTCTGTATCATGGGAAGGCGGAATCGAACGCTGGTCTGGCTTTACCGAAATTGCCATTGATATGGGATATGTTATCAAGCCGAAGAACGGATGGTACATGGCAATCAATCCAGAAACCAAAGAAGAGCTCTCTGGTAATGTTCGAATGAAGGACACACTCCAGGCCGATTTTTGGAAGACGATTCTAGAGAAGACCGATTTTGCCACAGCCATCGAAAATAAATTTAAGGTTGCTCACCGTTCGTTACTAGGAGACGACCCCGTCTCTCCCGAATCTGGTTCTGCAGGTGACGACTCTCCAACTAAAAAGTAGAACCGTAAAAGGGGGCTGGGTGTTGTGGTGGTGCCCAGCCCCTTTATCATTTATGAAAGAAGAATTTGATTACAAGTTGGTGGACAGTGATCGCCACACTGATCACTTTTCAATAAAGTTAACAAGCGGGCAATACAGCGGGTCTGTGTATGCCTATGGTGACGTCAAACTAACGGAAGAAGAAGTGAATGGCGAGCAGGTTGGTCGTTTAAGCTTTCTTTACGAAGTTGAAGAAGGTAACGAAGAATACACCAAAGAAGAATTGCAATCCAATAAAGATTTTGAACAACATATTGGAAATGTACTTGCATCAATTATAACAAAAAACGAATTTAAGATTGGAGAGAATGACGGAAAAGATTGAAGATATTATACTAAACAATTTAGTACACAACGAAACATATTGTCGTAAGGCAATGCCGCATCTTCGTCCCGAATATTTTGAAGGTTCGGATAGAGCGGTATACGATCTTATCTTAAAGTTTGTTGGGAAGTATAACAAGCTTCCTAATTCTAAAGTTCTTTCTATCGAGCTACAAAGCTCGGACTATTCTTCTCGTTCTAATGTGAATGAGATTCTCCAAACGATTAACTCCTTTGAGTCTCCTGCAAAGGCGGATGACTCGTGGCTGATTTCCACAACAGAGAAATGGTGTAAAGATCGCGCCGTTCATCTTGCGGTTATGGAAGCCATTAACATTATTGATGGTAAGAGTCAAGATAAAGCTGAAGGCGCCATTCCCGACATTCTAAGTAAAGCTCTGGGTGTTACATTTGATACCAATGTTGGTCACGACTATATTGAAAACGCACAAGCTCGTTATGAGTTTTACAATACTCATGAGGACAAGATGGAGTTTGATCTTGAGATGATGAACACCATTACCGGTGGCGGTGTACCAAACAAAACGCTGAATATTATACTTGCAGGAACCGGTGTTGGAAAAAGTTTGGCCATGTGTCACCTTGCTTCTGCTGCGCTATCTCAAGGTAAGAACGTTCTTTATATTACACTGGAGATGGCGGAAGAACGAATTGCCGAACGTATTGATGCAAACCTTTTTGATGTTCGTATTGATCAGCTAAAAGAAATGACTAATGATCGTTTTACGTCAAAGGTCGAAAGCATCTCAAGTAAAACAAACGGTAAGCTTGTTGTAAAAGAATATCCCACGGCAAGTGCTCATGTTGGCCACTTCCGAGCGCTGCTAACAGAGCTAAAAATGAAAAAGGATTTTGTTCCTGATGTGGTATATGTAGATTATCTAAACATTTGCGCGTCGTCTCGTATCAAAGGTTTAAGCGGAGGTGTTAACACATACTCTTTGATTAAAGCAATTGCTGAAGAACTTCGAGGACTTGCGGTAGAAAACAATGTTCCAATCTGGAGTGCTACACAGGTAACACGAACGGGATTTAATAACAGCGATGTTGAGCTTACTGATACTTCAGAAAGTTTTGGACTTCCCGCCACAGCCGACTTGATGATTGCTCTCATCTCTAACGAGCAACTTGAAAGTATGGGTCAGCTAATGATTAAACAGCTTAAGAATCGTTATAATGATCCTGCCACAAACAAAAGGTTTACGGTTGGCGTGGATCGTTCCAAAATGAGACTTTACGATATTGCCGATCCTACTGCTGGTATCATTCAAGATGCGGGCACCGTCACTCCAGTTCCTGACAAGCCTTTCAGTGGAGGTCGTGGGTCATCTGACTTTAGTGATTTTAAGGTTGAATGAGCATTAAGAAGGTAAAAAATATAAATAGTAATGTTTATAAATATTATTCATGAGCACACTCAATTTCAAAGACTTTCTTAAAGAAGATATTTCAACAGGTTCCCTTGAAAAGGCGGTTTTCTTAATTGCAAAATACCTTAAACGCAAAACAGGGATTTCATTTTTCAAATTGCCAGGCATTGAGAAATACTCAGGCGCAAGCGGGAGCGGACACGGTATTCGAATGTTTTCTGCTAAAGATAACATTAGTGTTAGATTTAATTGGAAAACGGCAAGTCCCACCGCATCAAGTCTTGCTTCCATTGACATTTGGTTTAACAGTAAAAAATCCTTTCACCTCGAGTTTGATCGTGCGACAAGTTTGGTTAAAACCATTCCTCTTGTTGCTGATGCAATTAACTCTAAAGGTGTAAAAGGTAAAGAAGTTTACACGCTTCCCGACGGCGTTCCTCTTAACGAAAACGTTAATGAAGGCACCCTTGATTTTTTAACTGAAGCCAGAGGATCCTCTGGCGACGTTGGAGCAATGTTCGACGACATCCTTGAAATGATCGGCGGCAGCAATTTTTCAAAGGGTAAGATTTACTCAAAGTATAAGAGTGCTGGAATAAAGTTATTTGACGCCATTGACGGCATGTATCCTAACCTTCTTCAAAAGAAGGGGAATTCATTTACATTTGCTGGCAAACCGGCCGATCTTGCTAAGATTAAAGGTTCAAAAGAAAACATCTTGCTTGCAATTGGTTGCTCAAAAGCAACCGTGAGTCGGGGTGGTGCTGAAAAGATTGCTGACACTGGTAACGGTGCCGAGCTTATGGCTGACCGTGAGCGTATTACCTTTGAGAAGCAACTTGAAGATATGGAAAACCTTCTCAAGCTAACCGTGAATGGTGCGGCTAATGCAATCTTTATTGCTGGTCGAGGCGGAGTTGGTAAAACGCATACCACCGAAAAGGTTCTTGCTGATATGGGTCTGCGCGACGGCCAAGGATACTTTAAGAATACTGGTAGTACAACTGCTGCAGGTATGTATTCTCTGCTTTTCCGTTATAAGAACGATATCATTCTTTTTGATGATAGTGACGATGCCTTTAAGGATCAGGAAAGTAGAAACCTTCTCAAGGCTGCAACTGATACCAAAAAGATTCGTAAGCTTGTTTGGAACAAGATGGGCAAGAACGTCGTGGATCCTGAAGAGGATATAACAGACGAAGAAATGCTTGACCAAAACCTTATTCCTCGTTACTTTGAGTTTACTGGTAAGATCATCTTTATTACCAACCTGAAAATGGACAAACTTGATCCTGACGGTGCTCTCAGAACACGAGCGTATATCATTGACATTGATCCAACTGAATCAGAGATTTATGACTTCATGGATCAAATCGTAGAGAAGATGGAGCTTGAAGAAGGCCTGACTCTTGATTTAAAGGAAAGGAAAAAAGTTGTCGAGCTTCTTCGTAAAGGTAAGAGCAAACAAGAGCCTAACCTTCGTAAGCTAAGCCGCGGCCTTAACATGAAGGCTGGAGCCATTTCAGCCGGGGTTGAGGTTAAAGACGCTGAACTCCAGAGAATGATTGAAACCTACGCCTAGCGTAATCAAGTAAAAGGGCATTTTTCAGCCTTTTTTCTTAATTATATTATTTACATTTATGGTAAAATAGTTTATAATATTTAATAGTAAAAATGATAGACAAAACTTTGCGAATATATGGTTATAAGTCCACCCCAGCTCTAAAAGAAGATATTCGTGAAGCTTCTAACTTCTTTATCAACAAGCTGATTTCCCGAAAGCGAATTCTTCACATTGCTATTAAAAGAAGAAAGGATCTAATTCAGAAGAGCGGAACATACGGCGAATGCTGGCAACTTGACGAGCCCCACTGCTTTGAGATTCTACTTGACGCAAGCCTTTCTCGAAAAGATTGCCTAACAACATTGGCTCATGAGTTTGTTCATGTAAAGCAATTCTGCAGACATGAACTTAAATTTGGTCATAAGATTGATACTTGGTGTGGTAAAAAGTATTACCATGGCGCAGCTTATGAATCCCTGCCATGGGAAAAGGAAGCTACACGGTTAGAAACCAAATTATATAATGAGTATCAAACCCATAAGAAATTTATATAAATATAGACTAGAATGAACTCGTTTAAGCAATTTATTACAGAGGGCAAAAACTTAGCGCCGTTTGAATTAAAAAAAATGGCCAGTGGAGGACCCAATCAAGGGCAGGCTAGAATAGATATTCTAGCGGCCATGGTTAAAAAGCAGGATCCTATAACCCTAATGAACAACAAGCAGGTTGTTGTCGCCAATGTTGAAGAAGTACTTGCAAAAATTGAGCAGTTCAAAAAAGACGGCAAAGCATTTACGTTTACAGCCGTTGATGGAAAAACACATTCCACTTCTGACATCAAGAAGACTGCTGAATTTGGTGGCGGTGCTGGTGCAGGAGGCGGGACCGCTCAAACGGCCGTTGCAGAATCTGCGCAGTGCCTTTGGATGAGTGCGATGCTTGGTGAAGGTCAGGATAAGCCAATAGAATATTTTACTGACAAAATCCTCTCAAAGTATTTTAAGAATATTTCAGTAGGTAGAACAAGTTTGAAAGATTGCCTTAGCATTGATGATAGTTGGAAGACAAGTTCATATCTTTGCGCTCAATACGCAATTAACAACGGGATTATTGAACGAGGGATGACATTCCATCGTGATGATAAATTAATGAAGGCGATCTATTCTAGAAAGAATACCGCATTTAAGAATAATGGGTTTCGTCCGCTGACCGATGATAAATGGAACCCTGGAGATATTTGGGCCGCAGAAAAAGGATTTGATCCCACGTCCTTTGATGTAAGTACTTTGGAAAACTATAATGATGACATTCTCGACGCATATCTTCAAAAAACTTGTGTCGGAATATCATTGAAAAAGGTTGCGAAGGCCTGTAAATCTATTGAGAAAAACGTAGAAAGACCTCCTCAAACTTCTGATTACAAGTTGACCGCAGGACATATTAAATCAATCTCTCGTGGGGAATGGTGGACAACAAAGGCATGCTATATTACTTACGTTGGTGGTCAGGTTGATCTGCGAGCCAATCAGGCAATGGGATCGCATAAAGCTGAGATTAAAATGAAGGGTGCGAGAGGGGGAGGAGTTTCATGGGGATTTATGCAAGATGCTTCAAAAAGAATTTATGGTTCATCAAGCATGCTTCCCAAGAACACGCAGATAAGGAAAGAATCCAATCTCATCGCAAATGGAGATCGTAGAGCGATAAAGAAGTTTACACAAATGTTGAATCTATATGATAAGCGAATTTCTGAAGAAGAAGTTACTTCTCAATTAAGCGATAAAAAGGCAGCTGAAATCTGGATTCATGGTAAATTGGGTGGTCTTTATATCCTTAAACTTATTCATAAAGGTGGGGAAAAGGCCGACCAATTTATTACCCAACTTGTAAATTACGCAGGAAGTTCTACATCTGATTCAAGTTCATACGTAATACTAAAAGAAAAATAATGGATCAAGTAATAGAGCACGCGCTGCAGTTTCATAAGGATAACGGTATTCCTATTTCAGAAAACGTTTTCCGCCCTCACACGGAAAATTACTACGCTCTCTTCCGCGCTGCTCGTGCTTTGAAAGAAGATCTTGATCTTACCTCCTTTGATCGCCATTTGCTCTCAACAGATATTGGAGAGTTTGGTAGCTATGAAGGAGAAGAAGTTCCGCTTGATCATCCCTTTATTGCAGAGGCTGAGTATAAGGGAAGAAAGGTCGAGCTAGACACTCCTCAGCGTGGTGGTAAAAAGAAATACTTTGTTTACGTTAAGAATGACGAAGGCAAAGTGGTTAAGGTTGAGTGGGGCGATACAAGTGGTCTCACCGCCAAGATTAACGATAAAGCTGCAGCTGCCTCCTTCGCCGCTCGCCACCAATGCCATTTAAAGAAAGACAGAACAACTCCTGGCTGGTGGGCATGTAATATGCCACGTTATGCCAAAGACCTTGGCTTAAAAGGCGGTGGAAACTTTTTTTGGTAAAACCATAAATCATATAAATAGATATCTAATCTTTACAATAACTCATGAAAGAATCTTATAACAGAGACCCGCTCGTTGCCGCAGCTGAAGCTATGATGCTTACAGAAGATGTTGCAAAAATCAAAAAGAAAGTTGCTCAGCTAGAAGTTGGCGATAAAACAAACTACGGAACCGTTGTTGCAATTGGTTCTGATAGTATTACGTTTAAGGCAAAGGATACACCTAAAACTAAAATCGTTTTTAGGCAGCGGAAGATGGGTAGTCCAGACTACTTGCTGATGAATCTTGTTAAACTTACTCCGGATGGCAAAAAGCTTGACAAGTCATTCAAAGAAGCCAATGATTTTACTGGAGCTGCTGCAGCCGCTGCCGTTGCTGGAGAAGATGAATTTGAATTCAACGGTAAAACATATCCCGTTGAGATGGACATAGAGGTTGCTAAAAAGATTATGTCTCAATCGCTGAAGCTTGCAAAACAACTTGCAAAGGATATGGAAGAAGATGTAGATTTTGTAGAAAGTAACGAGTTTGTTGGCGCAGCTGCCGCAGCCAAGGTTGCTGGTAAAGATGAATTTAAATTCAACGGTAAAACATATCCTGTTGAAATTAGTCAAGAGACCGCTGAAAAGATTATGTCTCAAGCTATTGACCTTGCCAAAGATCTTGCAAAGGCGAAGAAAGAGAAAGAAGAATCCACCGATCTTGAAGAAGAATTTGTGGTTAAGTATTCAGCGACAAAGAGTGGACCGATTCAGTCGATGTCTTTCGACCTATTGCCAGACGCCAAGAAATTTCTTGCAGATAAGGAAAAAGAAGGGTACAAGGGCATTATCTCTAAGAACGGTAAACCCGTAAAGGAAGAGCTTGAAGAAGCTGTGGGTACATTACAAAATTCACTGAAGGTTCTTGCCAAGGATGGTATCAGTGGTCGTGTTACTGATATGCCGAAACTGGCGAAGGCCATTCATAAAAATTACAAGGGCATTACTGGTAAAGATTATCAAGATTCGGACCAAGTGGCAACAAGTGAAATCATTACAGATCTTATTATTCATCTTAAGGTAAATCCTGACAAGTTCATCTCTGCTTGGGATAAGACTGTTAAAGAAGCTAAAATACCAAGTTCTAACATATCTAAATTTTCAAGCCCTCAAGCGGCAATGCGAGCAGCTGCTCTCCAGAAATATAAAACTCAAGTATTTATGGGCGATGATGGCAAATTTTGGGTTCCTTCAACAAATAAAGAAGCAGGACAGCTGAAAAAGGATGGGTATGAAGTATACGAATCAGCTGATCTTGAAGAAGCAACCGATTTAACCGAAGCCGCAAAAATTGCATGTTTGGAATGTGATGAAGTTTCTACCGCCGCGGCATGGAAAAAGAATGGTGGTTTTTGTCCGAAGTGTAAGGTATCATCCCAAGGCGTTGCAGAAGGTGTATCAGATGACCTTGAAGAAGCACGTGGCTTTCCTGCCTCTTCGCTTGGCGCCAAGCAAACTTATGACAATGTGATTTCGCTTTCAAAGTCGCTCAAAAAGGGCTCTAACTTAAATAAAGCTGTTAACAAGCGACTTGGTGGTAAATACGATTCCGACTTTGCTAAGATGGAAGATGCCATTGGTTTAATTCTTGACACGCTTGATGAGTTTGATAGAGAATATCAAATGAGTGAAGGAGCGAATGTTACTGAACTTGAAGAACGCGCTGGCGAAGAATGGTTCACCGCTGAAACACGCGTTAAGTCCAGTGGTCAGCTTTACTCAACCTTTTGGGTTCTGGCCAAGGACCTGAGCGCTGCAAAGAAAAAGGCTGATGATGTATTCAGAGAATTGGTGAAAACATCTTACCCCAAGGATTGGCCAAGTTACCAGAAAAAATTTACTCTTAAGGTAATGAAGGGCGATAACCTTGGTGAGCTGATGCCTTAATATATAAAACTATGAATCAAGATTTCTATATGGTTGTTATTGCAGATAACAACAAAAAGGTTCCGACCATAAAGTCTTTTCCCAAGTCAAGAAGCGGTATGAATGCCGCCTATGCAGAGGTAGAAGGTAAGCCCACTTGGGCAATTCACGCTGTTGACGGTAAAACAAATAAGACAGAATTGGTAGATTCTTCAGCAAGATAAACGGTATATGCAACCTTATACAGACGAGCACCGAGAAGGAAAAAAGATTAGAACCTTTCCCACTGGAGTTGAATCCAGTGAGCTTGTTTGGCATCGGGATCGAGAACACCGTCAGATTAAAGTACTTGAAGGAAAAGGTTGGTTTTTCCAACGGGATGAAGAAGTTCCTTTTGAATTAAAAGAAGGCACTGAGCTTTTCATCACCAAGATGGAATGGCACCGGCTGTTTAAGGCAGGTGATACCGATCTAGTTCTAGAGATTGTTGAGAAGGCCATTCCTTCCTTTAAGAACATAGTTGAAAAGAAACTTGCTAAAGGATACGGCACCGGTCTTGGAGATTCAACCAAAGACAAGCGAAGAGCTCAGTTTAATAAGCAAGCGAAAATGGATGATGACAATCCTGCCGCTTATAAACCTGCGCCTGGAGATGCAAGGGCAAAGACCAAACCAAGTAAGTACACCAAAGCTTATCATAAAAAATATGGTAAGAAAGAAGATACTGACACAAAGGGTTGGGGAACTGATGGTCTTGCAAACAGCTATAAAAAAGCTACACCCGGCCAAACTCCAGAAGAACTGGAAGAAAAGGTTATAAAAGGTCTGCAAAAGAAGGCTGATGAAACAGGTATTGACTATAATATCTTAAAGAAAGTATATGACCGTGGTATGGCCGCATGGAGAACAGGCCACCGACCTGGTGCTACTCCACATCAGTGGGCCTTTGCTCGTGTTAACTCTTTTATCACTGGAGGTAAAACTCAAAAGACTACCGATGCCGATCTTTGGGCAAAGCATAAAGGTAAAAAGGAATCTACCACCTTAGAAGAAAAGCTTATTAAGCCATCTCCGGCACTAAAACAAAAGCTTATAAAGACGGCCGGCCTTACTTCTAAAACTGCAGAAAAGATAATGGCATTGCCTCAACCAATGCTGACATCTGTTATTAATCAACTCATTTCTCTTTCTGCAGAGGTTCAACATGAAGAAGCGGCACCTTGCCCTCCTGCTACTCAAAAGATTGAGATTAATACAAAGAACCGCGACGCAACTATAAAGAAATACAATTATGGCCCGTTGAATGTCGATGAGCCTGGTGATTATTGGGAAAAGATTGCGAAATACTGGGATACGACAGTTGAAGCTGCGAAGAAATCTGTTTGTGCAAACTGTGTTGCCTTTGACGTCTCTCCCCGCATGAAAGATTGTATGCCTGGAGAAACCTCTGATGACGACGGTGTTCTTGGCTATTGCTGGATGCATCACTTTAAGTGCCACTCTGCAAGATCCTGTCATACATGGGCCAAAGGTGGTCCAATTGATAAGGATGAAACTTCGTTGGATTGGGGCAAGCGAGCAGGAATGAATGAGTCCGAGGAAAGCGTAGAAGAAGGCGTAAATGACCCAGCCATCTTTAAGGCGATATTCCTAGCAGGTGGGCCCGGATCGGGAAAATCATTTACGGTTGGTAAAACCGCATTGACATCTCTTGGATTTAAAATTGTTAACTCAGACGATAAATTTGAAGCGGCACTGGACAAAGCTGGATT